ACTTCATCTTCTAATGGTGCTGGTCAAAAAGTTTCACCTTCTGAAGCTATATCTATATACAAAATAGCAGATGACAATGTAACTATAACACTGAACAAGCCAGTTAGAATTGAAAATAGTATGTACTTATATTTTTTCAACTATGAGTGGGTTAGTGATATAACAGACACATCTACTTCTGTTTGGAGTCAAGATCACATACCAACAACGCAAGTGTCTACTCAAGTACCTCCAGGTGCTGTAATTGAAATATACAACTCTCATAACAATGAAACTGGTAATTACCAAAACATATCACTAAAAGAAATTATAAATAACTTTATGGTGGCTTATGTAGGCCAAAATAAAATAATACCTAAAATAAAAAGATCTGATGTTGCTTATCATGCTAGAAGAGCGCAACAAGAGTTAAGTTATGATACTTATAGATCTTCTAAATCTCAAGAAATAGAAATACCAGCTTCTTTAACCATGATGCTGCCTCACGATTACGTAAACTACGTTAAGCTAACCTGGAGTGACGCATCTGGTATTGAGCATGTTATATATCCTCAGTCTAAAACTAGTAATCCAACAGCTATAACACAAGATGCTAGTGGTAATTACACATACAATTCAGACGGAACATTAGCTACAACAGACTCTAATACTTGGACAAAATATAATTCAAAC